ATCAGGATCTTGTGAAATACGAACAAGAAACTTTTCTTTTGGACCGTATGCAATAGGAACAGATAGAGTCTGAACTACCTGCCCTGCGTTGTTGATTCGCTGCACGACCATATCATTGAACATGTTACCGAATGCGATAACATAACGGCGAATAGTTTGGTGGTAGAATTGTGAACCGAAAATAGCCATTAGTACCGATCAACCTCTGAGAATGGATTGCGTTCACTGAAGTCAATGAAGTCAATCGACTGAGTTGTGATGTATTCGTTATTAGCAGCAGCATCGGTAGTTTCGACACGGAACTCTTGAGTCAGATAACCGCTATCTTCAGATGTCAACGTATCACCATTCTCAAGTAAGAACTGATAGTTCAATATATCGAGCGAGTATGTGTCTTCTATAACGTCAATAGAAGTATTACCTGTATTGATTTGCTGGCTGCTGTACTGGAATAGTTCACAGGTCAAATCATATGTGTACAGTTTACCGTGCTGATAGAAAATGTTTTCATGCTCAACAAACTTGATTTCATATAACTTATTATTGAGCGGAAAGAATATCAAATCACCTTCGAGCGGACGAGATGAAGTGATAGAGTATCCGTTTGCTGATCCTGCCTCTAGCTGAATGGAATCGCTAACACCCCATGCGTTGGTGTTGGCAGTTTCTACCTGATAGTTGTAGCCAACTTCAGTCAGCATCTTTTCATTAGAAATCTGACCCCAGCGTTTACGAGCCATGGTAAAAGTAATCTGGTCACGAATCTCAAGATTGAACTTGGATAGAAAGTCACCCTGACCTTCGAACTGCTGTACGTTCTTAACATACACTTCAAGATCAACAGCATTCTCGAACTTGGATAGTGTGTCTTCGCCAAGCAGAAAGTCTTCCTTTACCAAAGTGCGAGGCATATACTTCACGTCCAGACCATGAATCTTGATAGACTCGATGATCAGATCTTCAGCAACGTCTTGTTGCCGACCATATGAATGCGGGCGGAAGTATTTGTTCGTGGTCATAGTTATCCAATCATGTCAGTAACAGGAAGTGAGTAATCCATGATAACTTCTTCTTCCAGTTTGATAACTTCTTCGTTGGCTTCTTCCCAAATCTTCTGACCGTTGAAAGTCACGCCGCCAGGAAGTTGCATACCTTCGAACTTCTTAAGATTCTCACCCCACTGTTTCTTTACTAGTGCAGTGGCATACTTCTTCAACCAAGAATCGTCCCAGATATCCGTATATACGTTTGGATCGAGTGAGGCATAACCATCAATGATTATATACTGACCTGCCTGAATATCTTCGCTCCACGACATATCAATATACAATTTATCGGTATGTCTATTGAAGCGAATAGGTTTCTTACCAACAAAAACTTCTTCTAGAAATTCAATATGGCGCATTGCTATGATGTATGGCTGCACAGAAACGCTTGATATATTGAAAAGTTCATTTAGATGAAGCTGATAGCGAACATTGAACAGATTCGTAGCGCTGTAAGAATCGTTAATGTCGAAAACCCGAGTCACGCCGATTAGTGACTCGGGTAAGGTGATATATTTGTTGGATATATCAGAAGCAGTTATAACGTGAGGATAATATACATGTTCCGTACCATCATAGTGGTAATCGCGGAACTTTATCAGAGCATCGTCGATACGGTCTTCAACCTGCTCATTATCGACATTTACATCGATAACTGGGGCGCCAAGGCGGCGAAGAACATAATCTTTGAACTGCTGACGAGTAGTAATAGCCATGAAAATGCTCCAAAAATGGGTTCATGGCTATTTATAAGTCTTGACAATTGTAAATAAATAACATATAATGATAGGTGTTATCATGGGGATTAAATCATGAAAATAGGATTGATAGGCGATCATATCATAGACATATATATTCACGGAACTGTGGATAGAATCTCACCAGAATCTCCAATTCCAATATTCAGCCAGGAACACACCGAAACCAAATATGGCGGTTCCGGAAATGTATATAATAATCTAAAAGCATTCGGTGCTGAAGTGGAATACTTCCGCACATCTGATAACAATTGTTCTGTAAAAACTCGATATGTTTCTCAGAACCACATATTGTTCCGCTCAGATAAGGAACCAAAAGATACTGTATATCTTACTGATTTCAATTTTTCTGATGAAATTGAAGTTGTAGTCCTTAGTGATTATAATAAAGGATACCTATACGATATCAATAACATATTGCCAAAACTCGAGAACAAATTCACGATCGTTGATCCTAAACGTCCATTACAGTATTATATGGGCGCAAATATAATAAAACTGAATGAAAAGGAATTCGAAGCATATTCGGAATATAATGATCCTGTTGATGCCGCTAAAGTTCTTGTAAAGACTGCCATAATTATTACTCGTGCCGACAAGAGCGTTCTGATTGCATATAATGACGGCAGACTGGAAACTGTAGAGAATGAAAATATACAAGTGGCGGATGTCACAGGCGCAGGCGACGTTTTCATAGCAGCATTAGCATATTATGTAGCCAACAAGTTATCATTGAAGGAAGCAGTAGAGAAAGCAACTAAACTAGCTTCGTTATCTGTGACCAAGTTTGGCACATACGTTCTTACAGAAGAAGATATAAAGTCACTGAATAAAACAACAGTATTCACTAATGGATGCTTTGACATTATTCATCGTGGACATATAGAATATCTAAAGGCGAGTCGTGCACTTGGTGATAAACTAGTCGTTGGTCTTAATTCTGATGCCAGTGTAAAGCGACTGAAAGGTGCCGAAAGACCAATCAATAATCAGGAAGATCGCAAGGCAATATTAGAGACTTTTGATTTTGTCGATGAGGTTATTATCTTTGATGAAGATACTCCATACAAAACGATTCAGAAGATTGCTCCAGATATTATAACTAAAGGTGGAGACTATAAAAAAGAAACTGTAGTTGGAAATGATTTGGCTAAAGTTGTGATTATCCCCTTCGTAGAAGGCTATTCTACAACAAATATCTTGGAGAGAGTGAATGGTTAAAAGATTAGACGGCAAAGTTGATAAGGCATGGGGTCATGAACTTATATTTGCTACAAATAACAAATACTGTGGCAAGTTGCTTTGCTTTGCTAAAGAAGGCAACAAGTTTTCTATGCACTTTCATAGAGAAAAAGACGAAACATGGTTTGTTATAAAGGGATCGTTTCGCTTGATAACGATTGATACTGATACAGCTGAACAATCTATCACTGAACTTCCTATGGGATCATCTTGGAGAAATGAACCGTTAGTTCCTCATCAACTTATCGCTATGGAAGATGACTCTATTATCGTAGAGGTGTCGACGCCAGACAGCGTAGAAGATAATTATAGAGTTCTTCCTGGAGACAGCCAGAAATGATTCTGATAACAGGAGCCAAAGGTTTTATTGGTTCAAATCTTCTGAAGAAATATCCGGACGCTATTACTATTGATCAGGAAGAATGTTTTCGTGAGTTGAATAATATTCATTGGAAAGATATAGAAAAAGTATATCATCTTGGCGCTTTATCGAGCACCACAGAAACAAATATTAATAGCATTCATCATTACAATATCGCATTTACTCTTTCACTATTTGAACATTGCATTGAAGAAAAAATACCAGTTGCCTATGCTTCTTCCGCTTCTGTGTATGGTCTAAGCAAAGATTATTCGATGAATCCGTTGAATTATTATGCTCTATCAAAAGCAACAATTGATTACTGGGTTCATGATAATAAGAATCGGTTTAGTAATATAGTTGGATATAGATTCTATAATGTTTATGGTCGAGGAGAAGATCATAAAGGCAATCAGGCGAGCCCCGTTCATCAATTTACTCGTCAGGCACTTCAGAATGGCATTATAAATGTATTTGATGGTTCGGAAAACTATATAAGAGATTTCGTTTGCGTTGAAGATTGTATTAAGTGTATGTCAAAAGAAATGCCTTCTGGAATATATGACGTAGGAACGAGCAATCCTATTTCATTCTTGCAAGTTGCTGAAATCATAGCGAGCAAATATGATTCTAAGATTAACATAATCCCTTTTCCAGAACATCTGAAGGGAAAATATCAGGATTTCACTAGTGCACAGAAGCACTTTGATATATCATTCACTACAGTAGAACAATGGATTGGAGAAAACAGTGGGAAGATTTAGTGTAGAAACATCAGAACAATATGCTGGTCAGGCAATGCAGCAGCCTGGAATGCCAGGAATGCAACAACCAATGGTGCCAACCGATTGGCCAACCGAATTCCCTAAACCTGTAGTTGGATTAGATCGCGATGGCACAATTATTCGCGACATGGGAAATTATATTACTTCTCCATCGCAGGTAGATCCTCTCCCCGGAGCATTAGAAGCTGTTCGCATGATTAGATTGAAGGGTCACAAACTTATGATTCTTACTAATCAGGCAGGAGTTTCTAAAGGTATTCAGACACAAGAACAAGTTGATATTGTTCACAATCATCTAATGCAGATATTCGGTCAAGCAGGTATATTTACAATCGACGGACTTTTATATTCTACGACTAATCTTAAAGAAGATATCTACGCAAAGCCAAACATAGGCATGTTTAATCGCGCAGTTGAAATGAATCCTTCAATTAACTGGAAACAAGGTTGGTATGTTGGAGATAAAATCAGTGATCTAAAAGCTGCTGAAAAAGCAGGATCAATTCCAGTCTTGGTAAGAACAGGTCACGGTCAGGAAACTGAAGAAAAACTCAACACTTTCGCTAACCGTGATCTCAAAAAGAAAACTCTTATCTTCGATAATCTTTTAGACTTTGCCAATACACTATGACGGATCGTCAATAGTTTTCGTTACAAGCAATTCTAGATCAGCAAGATACAAATACTTCATCTTAGAATTATATAAAGTATTCAAAGCGTCGTCGATCGTTTCCACTAGCGGATCACCAGCAAGATTAAAGCTGGTATTGAAAAGCACTGGAACATCGGTAATGTTTTTGAATGCTTTGATTAGATTATAGTAATGCTTGTTCTGTTCTTCTGTGACAGTCTGGATTCGACAAGTATCATCAACATGAGTGATACTTGGAATCTTGTGAATCTTATCTGCTATAACATTAACAGCATACATCATATATGGTGTTTCATCCATACCTGCTAGATCAAACCAATCATGAACATCTTCGGCTAGAATCGAACCAGCAAAGGGTCTGAACCATTCACGACCCTTCACAATATTAACATGATCTTTTCCATTTTCATCTCTAGGATCATATAGAATAGAGCGATTACCTAATGCTCTTGGTCCTGCTTCTGATCTTCCCTGATAAATTGCGACAATATTCTTTTCAGAAATCATCTTAGCGATTTCATCATAGCTTGTTTTCTTCGTTTCAATATTATTTTTGTTGTCTTCAAGAACAGCAAGAATGCTTTCGTTAGAATATTCTGGTCCATGATATAGGGTAGTCTGAGGACTAATTTCTTCAGATAAAGAATGTGCTCTCCAACCAAGCTGTGCAGCACCTACAGAAGTCCCGCCGTCGTGAGAAATTGGTTCGCAATATAGATTGATTGTGTCTGGAATAGTTTTCTTATAGAAATAGTTTGCCACACAATTCAATCCATATCCACCAGCAATGACTACATTATTGATTCCTATTTGCTCTACTGCTTTAAGAATAAGGTCGCGAACCATTGTTTGTGTATCACGTTGAATAGCATAAGCAAGATTCTTAGCGATATCTTTTAGTTTATCTGGATCTTTGTGCCATTCCTTTGGATCTTCTTCCTGAACAAATTGCGGATTTCTAGCAATATCAATTAGCGATCCGGCTGGATATACTGGTCTGAATAGATTTTTATTTGCTGTGCCATTATTGAATAGTGGTGGGATGTTTTCATCACTATAACCATACGGAGCAAGACCCATAGTCTTACCAGCTTCAATAAAACCAAATCCAAGATATTGCGAAACGCCTTCGTATGCTTTGGTAATAGAAGCAGAATCATCTAACATAAAACCAGACGATAGATATCTGCCTCCATCGTTTCTTCCATAGTTCTTATGAATTGCCGAAAATTTATTTGGATATTCACAAACAAAAATACTTTCTACTTCATATCCTTCGACTTCTGGGCTATTTTCATCTTCCGGATTTAATTTTCTTTTATGAATAGATCCAGCACCATCAACGATAATAGCAATCGCTTTATCGAAACCAGAATTGTAG